ACTAATGAGCAACCCACGTCCCCTTGCGCTACCCCCGGCTAGTACGCAGCTAGAAATTGACCTAGCCACATACTGGAACCCAAACCGGAAATGGACAGCGGAGATTGAAGGTTCCCGTGACAACAAGTTTGGGGACATACCAGAAGACTACCTACCGTGGCTGGTCTACGAATATGGTGTGGGTGAACTGTTGCCGTATCTGCCAGACCCAAGGCAAGCCATTTCCGAAGGCGTGAAGTGGCAACGTAAACGCGGGACACCGGGTGCTTTGCTTACCGCACTTGGGTGGGTGAATATCACTGCCAATATTGAACAGGAACCAATTACAGACGCGCACTGGAACTGGTACCAGCTTGAACTGTCCCGTATCGCCTACGAAGCGGGTGATAGGGACAACATTGAAAACCTTGCCCGGTTGTCGCAGCCGGTGCGTTCCAAGTTCGTGCGGGCGTTCTACAACCATGACCTGCGGCCATTTAGGTGGTCTGACCACAAGTGGGGCGGGCCGTACCTGTATTCAGACTGGTCTGGTGTTGCCCTGTATGACGGTGGCCCTGTCTGGTCTTTTGGCTTGGTGCACGCCAACGAAGTGGACTTGGGTGGCTTGCCGAATTCAGAAGCCGTGATTGAAGCTTCCCGGTACAGCGAAGCGTGGGGAGAAACGAACCTGCGCTACCACCGGGTGAAGTACGGGCAGGAACAACTGTACCAAGCGTACGGGTGGGCACTACTCAATAACCCGCAGGCGGAAGCTGCTGTGAACCCCGGTACGTGGCCCCCGGAGTGGGAAGAAGGGTGGGGCGAAACATTCCCATACACCCACAACTATGTGGACACAGCAGGCACGCAAAACCTTGCGGACTATTCGGAACCTACGATTGCCGAAGCCCGCTACACCCTTGGTTCTGTGTCCAACGCGGCATGGGCAGGCTTTGACAATGCAATCCAGTTTGCAGACGGCGCAGCAACCACAGACCGTGCCTACGTATGGGTAGACCCATGGGAACTGGAAGATTATGAAGTATCATTCCTGATAGAAATGGATGACGGTTCCGAACCTGTGTTTGGTACAGATTTTGATATTCGCGTGTTCTCACAGAACACACCGGGCATGACCCCTAACAGTACGCAAATGATTGACATGGGGGACAACGTGTACGCGTTCCGGGCAGCGATTACTTCTACCCTTAACGGTGCGGGTGGGCACTTCGGTATTCTGCGTCAAGTTGCGGACCATAGTATGAAGGGCTTTAAGGTAACTGCGTTCCAAGTACAGAAGGTTGCAGACGGTGTGGACAGCTACGTGCAGACCACCGGAATTCCGGTTACCCCATAATCCTGCCTTGCCGGGTCTTTTGTTATTTGGTACTGCTTTCCAAAGACAAAACCCTGACCGTTGGGAGACAGCCCCATGCTGCTGGTAAATTCTGGCCGTGTTCTAATCGTTGAAAACCTTAAAGACCTGACCTTCCATGTGGGTCTTGGACGGGGGCTTCCTTCGTGGGACGCGGTGTACGTTGACGAAACAAAGACATTTGACGCGGGAAATCAACTGGTTTTGAACCATGACAACCCAATCAATGTGGTGGTCACTTCAAACGATGGCCTGACCACTTATGTGAACGGAACGGATTACACGGTTGTAAAATCCACCAAGACAATCCAGCGTATTACGAACGGGTCCATACCTGCGGAAGCTACGGTCAAGATTGACTACACGTCCGAACGTCCAGACGTAACCGCAGAAGACACAACCTTGCTGGACCCGGTGGGTTACCGCAAGATGAAAGCCACTTACTACCTGACCCCGGACGAAGCCGGGGAAATTTCCCTACCGTCCGGGCTGTATAGCATTTCAGTGGACCCCACCAAGTACCTGTACGTGGAAACGGAACTGGACTTTGCAGACGGAGCCGGGGAAGAAATCCGGGAATTTGGGCTATTCGCAAACACCACCTACGTGGGTTCACCCCCCGGTGGGCAAATGTGGTACGAAGCCGCAGAAGTTGATGACCCCGGAAATCTGGTAATGAAGGCGCACCTTGGTGTGTTTACCCTGTCCGGTATCGTCAAGGAAAAGTTCCCACACCTGCTAGTTATTTGAGGTAAAGAAACATGGTTGAATATCCAGATAGCCACTACAACCGCCACGCTGCGGGTGACGATTGGGACAGCATTGTATTCCGTGAAGACGAATACGCGCAGGCTACCGAACTTAACGAACTGCAAGCCCTTGCGCAGGAACGTATCAAGGGTATTGGTGACGCAATCTTTTCAGACGGGGACGTAATTGACGGGTGCGAAATCGCACTGACAGACCCGGCTGGTGACCCTGCTACCGTAAGTGCCACACTAGGTAGTGGCCTTATCTATTTGGTGGGCAAGGTCATGGCTGTGGAAGCCGCAACCATTGCGGACATATCGGCTACTGGCACCCAAACGCTTGGTATCCAGATTGTGGAAACCATGCTTACGGATGATGACGAACCAACCCTACGTGGCCCGCACCCCGGCACACGTGGCTTCAACGAACCCGGAGCGTACCGGCTATTGAAGCGCGGCCAGTGGGCATTGAACGGAACCGGGCTGTTCTTCCCTGTCTACACAATCGTGGACGGTGTGGTCATTGATGACAGCCCCACCCCGGAGTTTGACGGCTTCAACGATTTGCTGGCCCGGTACGACCGCGAAGCGAACGGGTCCTATGTGGTCAACGGCTGCGTGGTCAAAGCCCTTGGTAAGAATGTCAGTGACGAACAAGAATTTTCCATTGCAGAAGGTACTGCCAACATTTGGGGCTACAAGCGGTCCCGTGGACAAGCTTTCCGCCATGCTGAATTGGAGACCCCGGACCTACAGTCCGTGACTTCGGAGCCGCACACTTTCCAAGACGGTGGGTCTGGTACGGCAACTATCAGTTTGAACAATACCCCTATTTCCGCAATCACCACGGCCACTATTACCAAGGAAGTGACGGAGCCTGTGACGCGTGGCGGAACACCGGGCGGTTCGGACAATCTTGCCAACCTGTCAGTTACAGGCGTTATCTCCGTGGTACAGGGCGCAACCACTTACGTAGAAGGCGTTGACTACCAGCTTACCGGGGACGCAATTGACTGGTCACTTGGTGGGGACGAGCCTGCAACCGGTTCCAGCTATGACGTGACGTACCGCTACTTTGATGACGTGGTGCCGGACAGCTTTGATGACGATAGCGTCACCTTGTCCGGGGGCGTGACGGATGGCGTGGTGCTGGTCACTTACCTGTTCAAGCTTCCGCGCATTGATATTCTTGGACTGACCGTAGAAGGGTTGCCTACCTATATCAAAGGCGTGTCCCATACCTTCCAGCCACGGGTACCCGAAGTGCCGGAAGTTGTACTGGCTTTGGCGGTTATCACTAATGATTGGAAGACCACCCCACGGGTGCGCAATACTGGTATCCGTTCAATTCCGTTTGAAGACCTGCACGGGCTGTACAAGAACGTCTACGATATGGCGGACATTATCGCGCAGGAACGCTTGAAGACGGACATTGCCCTGCGGGAACCTACCGCCAAGCGTGGGTTCTTTGTAGACGGCTTCTATGATGACGATTTGCGGGACCAAGGACGGGCGCAGACTGCGGCTATTATTAACGGGGAACTGCAACTTGGTATCACCCCCAACATTGTGGACGTGCCGGTCAATAACAACCGGCCACTGACACTTCCGTACGGAGCAAGTGAAATCATCCTGTCACAGGAATTGTGCACGGACGAACACCCAATCAACCCGTACACGTTCTATGACCCAATCCCGGCATTGCTGACACTGGACCCCGCTGTGGATTATTGGGAAGTCCGGGAACAGACGTGGAGTTCTGGCAACACCCGTGCGTTCTTGCAACGCCAACCTACTGTAGAGGTTGACGGGGTAGAGGTCGCTTTGCTTGATGTATTTCAGGAAGCAGTGCCCTTTATGCGGCAACGCACTGTGTCCTTTACGATTGACGAATTGGGGCCGGGGGAAACGCTGGCAAGTATGACATTTGATGGTCTTGACGTTACCCCCGCAGGTCCGCTTACCGCAGATGTTAATGGACGTATAACCGGTAACTTCACGATACCCTCCAATGTGTCTACAGGGACAAAGCAGGTAGCCATAGTAGGCGGTTCTGGTACAAAGGCGTATGCGTCCTTCACTGGCGTAGGCGTACTTATAACCACTATCGTGGAGCGCGTACCGCCACCACCAC